TTCCAGATACACCGGCTGATCTTCGACCCCCCAGAGGGTGACCTTGCCAGGGTGGGTGATGGCGTACTGCTCGGCGCCGGTAAACAATCCTTCTTGAAGAAACAGCCGCGCGATCCGGGCATTGATCGACGGGTCTGGAAAGTCGGAGTAAAGGGCGGTATCACACAGTCCCTCCGCCCCTTCCAGAGCCACCAGCGACACCCCGAACTGCTCGTGTAGGTAACCGATCAGATCATTCAGCCGCTGCTGCGCCTCGGGCTGGGTATGAAGATCTTGGATATGGATCACGACGCCACGAGGTTGCTCATCTTGAGGAGTCCAGGTTTCCTCGATTCTGCCCCAGTCGTCGGGAATGGTGATGGCATTGAAATCAAGACGAGCGAGAACAGGCGAAGAGCGGGGGGCCTTGGTGTCCGACAGAGGGGGCATCGTGACGGCCCAGCCCTGAGGGGCTGGGAGGCTGGTCACAGCGAGGGCGACGGCGAGTAGCGCGTGCAGCGCGCGCCACCGCTTACAAGTAGGTTGAAGCCATCTCATCGAGGTTCAGCCATGACGAGAGACAAGGGTAGACTCCTCCCATCCCGCAGTCACAGGACAGGCGCTTATAAGACGCTACTGTAAGTCTACCTGAGGGTTAGCGAGGCCGACAAGCAACGGGCGGCAATGGTGATACCTCTCTGAAGGGGGACAGAGAGGCGGCTTGCGGTCGGCTCTACGTTGGCGCATTAGTAGGCAGTCCGAAGAGGTACTCAGACGCGTCCGACAACCGATTTCGGCTTTAATGCTGATCGGTCAAGGTATGCAGATTTTGGAGAGGGAGAGAGGCCCGGAGGCCAGATTTTTGGCCTGGAGGCGGACAAGGGGAGCGCCAACTCGGTGTAGAGAGGTATGGGCACGTCAGGCGATCAATTTGAACGCCCTAACTCTTTGGGACACGCCAGATACGCGAAGCTCTGGTGACTATACGTTCACCAAGGTCTATTAGCGCCGGGAGGGTTGATTTCGAGCTGAGGAAATGGCTGGCGGACTAGGATTCGAAGCCACACAAGGCGACCCGTCCGCGATCGTGCTCAGCCCAGGGCCGTGGCGAGGGGGAGCCACCCACCGACGAGCCGCGCTGCATTCCAACCGCTCCAACGCATCTAATCATTCCAGTCAGTCTACACGGCGGCGCGCTCGACGGGCACAGTATCGCACACAGTGTCGGGCACACCCCAGCAGAAGAAAACGGACCCCAGCCGTCCGGTCAGCCGGGGTCCGCGGCGTGGAGGCAGCGAGCTCCCGCCTACCGACGTGGGCGCGTCGGGTCTTACGGCGTGGGCGTTGGTGCGACGGGCTTCACCACGCTCAAGGCCTTCTCGGCGCCGAGCACGCCGGCGGTGCTCATGGCCAGCAGCCCGATGACACCGGTGGCGACTTCCTGCACGCTATCCGCATGCGCGACCAGCCAGTCCTGCACCCCGGGCACCGCGAGCACCGCGGAGCCCGCCAGTGTGCCGACGATGGTTTTCCAGGCGCGCCGTTGTGGGCTCCCATCCGGCCCGACCTCGAAGATGCCGGTGCTGATGTTCGCCGCCGTCTGCAGCACGGCTTCCGCCTTCGTGACGTCCCCGGCCCAGCCGAGGGCTGGCAGCGTGCTCGCGCCGCCCGCGAGCCGGATCTTGCGGCCGCGCCGGTTGGCGAAGTACAGCCCGGCCAGCACGCCGACCGCCGAGCCGATCGGCCCGGAAAACGGAATCGGCAGGTCCTTGATCGGTTCCCCGACTCGTTTACCTTCTGTCAGCGGCGAGGCTTCGCCCTCGGCCAGTGGCGTGCTCAGTCCGGCGCGCGTATCCGATACGCCTTGCGGGAGTGCCGCGCACCCGCCCATCAGGAGCAGCAGCGCCACTCCCACGACCAGTTGATGCCTCATGTCCTTCCCTCCTGTTGTTTCCGGCGGTGCTCGGCCAGGACGTCGAAGGCGGTCCGCATCGCCTTCTGCGTAGCTTCGCTCCGCTCGTTCGGCGCCTCATAGCGGCACCGGCCGTTCTCGTAGATCCACGCGCCGTGGACCTCGACTTCCAGCGCGATCTCGACGCCACCGACCGCCAGCGCCGGCCACAGCTTGCAGCGATCCTCGGGCGGGATGCCGCTCATGGGCGCGGCGTCCCCGGGCCCCCGCCGTCCCAGCTGAGGATCACCAGCGCCAGCCCGACGGCGATGAAGCCGATGCCGGTGTTCGTGGCCATGCCGATGTCATCGCCGAACCAATGGGTGAACCAGCGGTGGTGCTGGTAGAGCTTGCCCATCAGACAGAGCGCGCCGATCGACAGCGCGAACCAGCCCAGCAGCGAGCCCGCGATCTTGCGCATGGCCGTCATCCTCGCATCATGTTCACCAGCAGCCCGACCGACAGCGATGAGAGGAACGCGATCATCACGACCACGCTCCATGGCGGCCGGTAGCCGCGATCCAGCCGGTCGCGGATCCAGTCCAGGTCTTTTTTGATCTCGCCGAGTTGTCGACCGAACGACAACTGCGTCGTTTCCAGCACCGCGACCCGCTCGACCAGATCGTGCATGCGCTCCTCGCTGGTGGCCATCGCAGGGTTACGTGGCGATGTAGTCGGCGTTCTCGACGATCAGCTCGTCCTGGTGCACGAGCCGCTTGCCGTTGGCGGTGACGTCGAAGAGCAGCCGGTGCCGCTCGTAGCGGATGGCGGCGTTCGGCGTGCCGGCGACGATGGGGTTATCCGCCGGCAGCATGCTGAAGGTGACCAGCCCGCTCGTCGCGTGCATGTCGATCTGCCCGGAGAAGGCGACGGCCTGCTCCTGCGCGTCCCGGGTGTTGATCACGGTCTGCGCGTCGTCGTCCAGGTTCTTCAGCGTGACCTTGAAACTCGTCACCTGCGCCTTCTGCACCGCTGCGCCGTCGTCGTACTTGAGGGTGACCGTGTACTTCGCGTTGGTGCGCTCCTTCGCCAGAAACGCCATGCCAGCCTCCTAAGGATTAAACTCCGCACCGCTGCCCCCCGCGCTCGTTCCCTGTGCGCCAGTGCCGTCCGGCTCCGCTTCCCCGGCTCCGCTTCCCCCTCCTGATGCTATCCCTGCTGTGGTGCCATCCGCGCTGGCTGCTGCGGCCGCTTGGCCTGTGCCGCCGGACATGGCCTGATCAAGCGCACGGATGTACTTGGTCAGGGTCACGATGGCGGCGACCAGGTCATCCGTCAGCGTGATCGTTTCGATGAGCGCGGCCTTCACGGTGGACTTGTTCACCGTGTCAATCAGCGAGACCGCTTCGCTCCGCGTGATCTGCGCGTGCTTCGTGATCACGTCGGCCGGCGTGATCGTTTCGAGCAACATCTTCTGCGCCGTCTTGGTGATCGCATCGGTCAACGTCAGCGTGTCGGCCAGCACCTTCGCCGCCTGCTTCGAGAGCGCGTCGGTCAGCGCCACCGACTCCGTGAGGGTCTTGGCGGTTAGCCGCGTCAGGTCATCGGTCAGCGTGAGGACTTCGGTGAGCGTGTGTTGAATGATCGACCTGTTCAGGGTGTCGGCCAGCGTGAGGCTGTCGCTCAACGGCTTCGTCGCGTCCTTCACCAGTACGTCGGTCAACGTCAGCGTTTCGGTGAGTTCCTTCACGAAGATTAGTTGAGTAATCAACGTGTCTGCCAGCGTTGCTGTCTCTGTCAGCGTCTTACTGGTGAGCTTGAGCAACGTGTCGGTCAACGTGATCGTTTCCGACAGCGGCTTGGTGGCGTCCCTGATCAGGGTATCGGTGAGCGTGATGGACTCCGTGAGTTCCTGGGTATAGGACGCGCCGGCAGATAACACCCGTTGCGCCCACTCTTGGGTGAGCACCCAGGCGTCCAACTCGTTCTGCGCTTGCACTTGGTCGAGATATAGCATCACACTTCCCCTGACCGGATCAGTTGTTCAGGTGCGGCGGTGGCAAACGCCGATGTAACGCTCTCGCACAGGTAGTCGTCGAGGAAGTTGGCCGTCTGCTCGGATAGGTGAATCCCGGCAAAGTTGTTGCCTACCAGGTTGTCATCCCCCGATGACACGCGCTCCACGCCGTCAATGTATCCCTTCTTCGCGGCGGCGCGGATTTCCAATTTGATGACCCGTCCATCCCGCGCTCCGCCGTCGGTGTAGGACGCGAGTTGCGTGTTGGAGTTCGCGATGCGTTTTCGGAGCAGGAGTATATTGTCCCCGCCCCACGCTAAGTGATAGTGATTTGCGCGGCCATCGGTATCGGTGGCGTTCATGCGCCCGACGGGCCCGCCGTTGCGCGACGCGAAGCTGGCACCAGGGGAAACCGTGGCCGAAACGTCCATGTCGTCGTCGCCCACGTCGGTATTCTCGCGGCCGCAGATCGGGTCAGCCGCCGCCGTATCCCCGCCCCAGTCCACGGTGTCGATTGACTGGTCGCGCAGATACAACGAGCTCCATGAGGTGCCAGTCGGAGATGGCACATGCGCGGAGAGCGCGGTGTTCGCTCCTTCCGTGAAGCTGTCCTGTGCGATAATTGCCATCACGTCCTCACAATGAAATCGCGGAGCCGGACGTCCGACTTCTGCATTCGCTGAATGATCACGTCGAGCCAGTCTTCCATCGTGGCGATCTCCGGCACGGCATCCCCGTCCGTCCCGGTGCCGTCGGCTCGGGTCGCCAACTGGCGCGCGATCAGTCGGAGCGCAATTCGTCGCGCCGGTGTTAGCGTGTCAAATCGCTTACCGCGCAGTTTCGACAGGAGGGCCTCGGGCGAGGCTTCCGAATCGTCGGACACGTCAGCCGTCAGATGCACGATACCTGCGAGCGCGCCGATGGTCGCGTGGACGGCCGGCGGCGCGTCCACGTACACGATGCACCGTTGATATGTGGGGCGCGAATCGGTGGGACTGCGATTCGGGATGCACGCAGACCAATGGGCATTGGGAATGTCGGCCACGGCCGGACGCCAATCATCACCGTCGGTGCCGGTGCCGATGATCGGGCACAGGTAGTAGCGAATCAGCTTACGGCTCCTCCCAGATCAGCGTGCCTTCGACCTTGCCGGCCGCACTCGACTTGAGTTTTACCCCCGCCTTCGACGCGGCGGCGACGGCGTTGTGAATGAGGACGCCGAGGCCACGCGGCACCGCCCACCGCATCCCACCCTTCTGGTTGAACCCGAAGCGGACGATGGGCTGTCCCTGGTAGGCCGTCGGCTCCGCGGAGAAGTTAACCGTCCCCGCGACCGCGGCTGCGGCGCCTTGCGCGTCCAATTCCTCAGGTGTTTGCGCCGTCCCGGTGCCCGCTGTCGTGGCGTCCAGCCGTTGCAGGCAGGCCGTGTGCGCGGTGTCCGCCGGGGCGGTGATCCCGGAGCCGGTCACGATCACTTCCTGAACTTCGGCGCGTTCCCCCGCGGCGTCGGCGTTGATGAGCAGCATCGTCTTAAACGCTGTGCTCGTGGCGAAATCCTCGAACGTCAAACTGAAACGAGGCATGAAGTCCTCCCGGCTCCACCCACCAGGGGAGCGTTATACGTTCCCTGCTGAAGCACTTGCTTGCACCGTCGGCACCGTTCGATGTAGGTCATCACGCCGTGCTTCCATCCCCCTTGCAGATCAACGTCGGTGGCGTCCTGACAGTGGTGGCACCACGGCTTCGCGGTTGGGACGAATGGATTGTGCGACGTGATCCCGAACCGCCGCGCCATGTTAGGCCACCGCGATCTTCCACGTGATCTGCAACGAGTCGCCGTTGACTACGTTGACCGCGGCGAACACCTGCCGGGCCAGCAGCGTCCCGGCGCTGATCGAATCGAGCAGCCCGGCCTCTGTCACTGCGAAGGAGGCCGTGAACGCAAAGGTGAACACCACCTGCGCGGTGTCATTCGTCACGGTCGTTGTGATCCGCGATGTCGTCCCGGCGGCCCGGGCCCCGCCGCCCGTTGTGATCTCGGCGCCCAGCGCCGTATCGCCTGCAGCTGCCGCGACCGTGCCGGTGCCGATGGCGATGTGCTCAAAGAAGTTCGTGATGACCCCGTTGAGCAACCCCGCCGCCGCCGCCTTGCCCGCGTTGACGACAAGGTTCTTCACGTCGCGCCGGTCGATCACGCGGCCGTGGCGAATGTGCAGGACTTCAAACTCGCCCCGCAGCCTCATACCCTCGGCCAAGCCCTTACCCACGCCCTTGGTCAGCGTGTCCCGCACCCCCACCGACTCGTTCATCTGCCCTCCTTGTGGTTCAACGTTGAACGTCTGCCCCGCTAGGCTGCTCCTGGTGCGGCCGCCGGTGGCTTCGGTCGTTCCGCCGTGATCACCACGGTCGTCGTGATCTGAATCTTCCCGTCGACGTGCTCATGGTAGAGGTGTTCCAGTCCCCATTTGTGCGCGAGCGCTTCGAGATCCGCCCGGATCTGCTGCACGGTCGCCCAGTCCCCGCCGGTCATCGCTGCCTCCTCTGTTCGCTTACTTCACCAGCTTGAAGATGTGCATCTCTCCGGTGAGCGTCCCGCTTCCGGCGATGATCGTCACGTCAGTGAGCGTCGTGCCGCCGGTGTAAATTCCGCGCTGAGCAACCGTCGTACTCATCTGGTTGCCTTCAACTTTCAACAGGGCTCGGATACCGTTTGAGTTGACGCGCGGCAGGAAAATCAGGCCGCTTACGTTGTCTGCGCTTACCAGCGGAATGCGGTCAGTCGTACCGCTCGATGCGAGCGTGGCGGTGGCCATCGTGATCGTCGAGTAGTTTGTCGTCCCGCCGTTCATGCGCAGGCCGACCGAGCCGCCGCCGCAACCAATATTGTCTAGGACGAGCATGAACATATCCGCGTCGGTGGGCAGCGTAGCGCTGGTGACACTGGCACCGGCCATAGCTACGGTTTCTACAAACTTCCATGCGCCCGCCGCAGCTCCCGGCTTCCAAGTGCTCCCGGCGTTATCCCAGAGGATGACTTGCCCATCCGTCGGCGCCGTCGCTGCCAGCGCTTTGCCCTGCAGCTTGGCCACGGTCGGGTTCGGCAGCGTGCCGGACAGATCGCCGCCGGCGGCCGTGGCCGTGTTCAGCAGCGTGCGCACCGCCGTGCCGTCGTGGAACTTCAGGTTCGCGCCGTTCCGGAACAGCTCGCCCGACGCGCCCGGGTCCGCCAAGGCGTCGTCGAGCATAATCCGTCCGTCCTGCACGCGCACCCGGCCTTTCGTGGCGTGGCTCGTCGAGCGCAGCACCAGATCGTTCGCTGAGGCGGTGCCGCCGATGAACGTCTGCCCGCCGGTGCGTCCCAGCAGGAGCGCATAAATCGCGTGGTCGTCATCGCTCAGCCCGGTCAGCAAGCCGTGGTCGCTGACGCCGCCGGCCCACATGCGCGGCCGGATATCCGAGCTGATATAGCTCTTGGTCGGGTTGGCGTCCTTGACCTCGTAGTTGACGATGGACGTGGCACCCACGCGCTGGAAGACTTCGCAGACGGGGAAGTTCTGCGACAAATCCAACGAGCTCAGCGGCGACGTGGGGCTGGCCGCTTCCGTGCCGGTGAGCCAGGCCAGCGCGTTGGAGGCGTTGAGGTAGAGCACGTCGATGCGCGGGTTCGTCGTCGGTGCGGTGGCCGTCGGGCTGTTGCCGCCGGCGAAGGTCATGCGGCTGTTCTTGTAGTAGACGCCCTTCTGGAAGCTGAAGAGCTCCGCCGCCTGCACGGCGACGGTCATGTTCGGTGTCGCCTGCGCGCGCGGCCGCATGGGCTCGAAGTCGCCTTGGTGCAGCGCGTGCAGCCGTGCCGTAAAGTTGTCCTTGTCGAACGATCCGCTCAGCACGGACTGATCTTCAAACGCGAGTGCGGCCGTGGCCATGCGTCAAGCTCCTCTCACAGTGATGTCGACGTTCCCGGCTTCGTCGACGCCGGACGTCTGGTTCCGCAGCTTCACGGTCATGCTCAGGTTCGTTTTGCCCTCCGCACGCGGCACCAGCGGCGTCGTCCCGAGGACGGTGATATTCACCGCCGGCGCGGTGGCGTAGGCTTTCGTGAAGGTGATGAGCGTCCCAGCCGCCGCGATGGCCTGATTGACGAACCGCTCCTCCTTGTCCTTGACGTCGGCCACCACACTGCACTCGTAGACCTGCACGTTCTTCGTGGTGTCGTTGGTCTGGATCAGCAGGCGCACCTTGTAGTAGCGCACGGTATAGACGCCGCCCACGAAGTTCACGAATGTGGACGGGTTGGCGTCGGTATCCGATTTCGCCCACTGCAGCGTGACCGTGCCGTTGCCCGCCAGGTACTTGAAGGCCGCGCCGAAGACGACCGACTGGATCGAGCCTAGATCCCGAACACGGCTGGTGTAGTTCTCCTGCGTCGTCTCGCGCTGCTCCGTGTCCCAGTTGAGGTCCGTCTGCAGCTGCGTGTACGTACTCGCGTAGGTATCCACGCGCAGGATCGTCTTGATCCCGATCACCGGCCGGCGGAAGGCCGTGCTGAACAGGGCGGCGAGCTGCAGCTCGGCTCCTGCGGAGAACACGCCGTCCGCCAGCCCCTGGTCGAAGATATCGAAGGTGTCCACAATGTTCGACGTGCTCTGCGGATCCGCCAGAATGGAATCCGACGCGGCGTTGAGGCTCGGATTGCCGCTCGCGTCGATGGCCTTAATGCGGAAGGTCTTGGTGCCCGCCGTGAAGTCCCGAATGCGGTGCTCAGTCGATTGGAGGCGCACTACAAAGCCCGCGCTCGCCCAGTCGGTGCCGCCCTCACGGATCTCGTACTCGTCCCGGTCGACGTCCTGGATGGCGTCCCAGGTGATCACCAGCTCATCGCCCAGCTGCTGCACGTTGAAGTTCTGCACGTCCGATGGCGCGGCGGTCTTGCCGTCGACCGTCACGCTGGACGAGGTGGCGCCGTCGCTTTTCACGTCGTAGCGGTTGACCGTGCGCACGCGCACCGTGTAGCTGGCACCCACCTTGGCCCCCGGCAGCAGTGCTACGGTGGAGCCGGCGAGCACCACGGCCCGCTCCTGGTAGGCGCCGCCGTTTTCGCTCCATTCCAGCGCGTAGTGCTTGAGGTTGATCTTCTCGATGGGCTCCGTCCAGTTCACCTGCAAGTTGCTGATGAACGCGCCGTCGACCTGCAGGAAGCCCGTCGCGCTTACGCCCAGGCCGCTCACGTCGGCCACCGGCAAGAAGGGGTTGGGCGGCGGCGTGTAGTCCAGCGTCACCACGTTCTGCTCCAGCTGGTCGTTGAAGATGCTGCCGGTGAAGGCCTTGCCGATGATCTTCACCCGGTGATCCGGCTGCTCGAGCAAACGAAAGGCGCGGAACTTGTACGCGGTCAGACCATCGCCCAGGATGGAGTGTGTCGCCTGGAAGATGTCGCCCGGCTCGAGGGCGATGGCGTTGATGTCCGTCGTGAAGGCGATGGTGTACCAGTTGACCTTCGCATCGTTCAAGGCCTTCGTGATCTCGCGGATGCACTGGCTCTGGCGCTGCAGCCCGAGCAGGTTCACTTCGCGCGGGTTGATGCCGCGCGGGTTAACGTCCTGATCGCCGAAGTCCTCGACCTGCACGCGTGCCGGCGCGTCGTTGCCCTCCGTGCTCGGGTCGATGTACTTGCCGATCACACGGTTCGGCCGCTCCTCCTTGCTGAAGGTCTGATAGCTGACGTCGAGCATATTGTCCTCGGTGAAGCTCTGCACCGGGCTCTCGTCCTTCTCGACCTTCAGGTGGAACACGCGCCCGTCGCTGATCAGAAATCCGCCGAAGGTGGCCAGCGTGTCCTGCAGGTTGTCCAGCCACGGCCGGAAGCTGTCGATGCCATAGACCAGCCTGGCCCGAGGCTCCGTCCCGCCCAGGCCGTTCGGCACGCTGACCTCCGCCCAGTCATAGACGTCACCGAAGCAGGTATCGCACATGCGGGTTTCCTCGAAGCCGCAGCCGCCGACTTCACGGCTTAGCGTCAGGTAGTCGCGCACGATGGCGGCTGGGTTGCCGCTGACCGTACTGCCTGACCACGTCGACGCGCTCCACGTCTTGATCTTGCGCCCGCCGTCGAGCGTGCAGGTGATGAGCGGATCCCCGCCCAGCTTGTCGCTGCCCTTGAGCGTCACGGCGATGTAGGCCCGGTGGCGCAGGCTGGTGATCCCCGAGTTGGCGAGCCGGCTGTCGATGCCCTGCGTCGCGGTGCCCACGTAGGCCGTGGCGCTGCTGCCGGAGAAGCCGCTGATCGCTTCGCCGTTGAGCTCGACGCCCGAGATCCCGCCGAGCTCGCCGACCGCGACGACGACGCAGCGCTTCTGCTCCTCGGCGCCCTGGCCGCTGTTCCAGATTTCATACGTCTGCAGGATACGGATCGAGCCGGCGCCGTAGATCAGCGGCACCGGGTACTGGTTGCTGCGGACGTTGCGCGCGCCATCGAAGCTATACCGGGGCGACGAGCTGAGGCTCTGCGCCGTGTCGAAGTTGAACGCGCGCCGCGCGCTGTTCATGGCGCCGATGCCGAAGCCAATGGACGCCGCCGTCGCCGCGACCGTGATGGCGCCGATGATCACCGCCGCCGTGCCGGTGGCCACGCCGAAGGTCACCGTGCTGCCAATGGCCGCCAGGATGGCCGTGATCAGATCGTGCCCTGGCGGCAGGTCCAGCCACGCGCCCTCGCGCCCGCGCACGGCGCCCTGCAACCACTCGGGGCGCATGCGGATGATGAGGCTGCCGGTGCGCACATCGGTGGTCAGCATCTTCCCGTAGCCGAGCCAGACGCCGATGTGCAGTCGGCCGTGCCGGTTGCGGTAGTAGACCAGGTCGTTGCGCTGCAGTTGCGTGATCGGCACCGACGTGCCAGCGTCTTTGATGGCCGTCTCGAAGCGCGTCACGTCCAGCTCGTCGATCGTGGCCGGCAGCGGCTGGCCGTCGTCCTCCTTGACCGCGATGCCCTGCCCCTTCAAGAAGGCGCATGCCAGCGTCCGGCAGTCCAGCCCCGTCGCCTTGTCGGTGCCGTTGAGCACCCAGGGGATGCCGATCCAGCGCTCGACGTAGCGCTGATAGACGCGTTCTGCGTCGGTGTCCTGCGTCGGTGCCGGCGGCGGTGGCACGCTTTCCGTGAGGCTTGGCGAAACGTTTTCCAGCACTTCGGTCATGGGTTGATCGTCCGCACCAGCGTGTCGAAGCCGCCGAAGTTCGCCGCGTTGCCGTTCACGGCGTCGATCTCGGTGTAGCGGTTCTTGCACTGGCTGAAGGTCTTATCGCAGTCCCGTGCGATCGTGAAGGCGTCACCCACGGCCGGGTCGTAGGGAAAAGCGACATCGGGCAAAATGATCTTCGTGCTCAGCGTCCAGTCGATGACCTTGCGCATGAGCCCCTTGTTCTGGCCGGCGGTGAATTTGATGGTGCCGATGTTGTAGTAGTCGTCCAGCCGGTTCAGCGACGTTGCTTTGATGCTGCTCTTGGTCGAGCCCGACGCGGCCGTGTCCGCCTGGCTTTGCAGCAGCGTCGCGGCGCTGACGCTCTGCGCGCAGAAGGCGCCGGCGAAGCGGTACGGACAGATGCGATCCATGATCCAGCCGGTGCGGAACATGAGCCCGCCGATCACGCCGTGCAGCTCGATTTGGCACAGGCGCTCGGTAATCGTCACCACGTCGATCATGCCGTCGATGAGCCGCACCGCGTCCGCGGCCGCGCCGGTGGCGCCGACGAGGATGGTACGCAGGATGACGCGCTTATCGCGCATGAAGTCCGCGTTTTGGAAGAAGAACGTCTGGAACTGCCGGTTGATATTGTCGATCTCCAGCGTCGCCTGGCGCTGCTCGTTATCCATGACGTTCGTGATCTCGCTGCGCCGCACGCCGATGGGCGTGTACGTGGTGGCGACGCCGTCGATGTTGAAGAAGCTGAAGGCCTGGTCGTGGATGGCGAAGTGGAGCGTCGACGCATCGTCGGCGGTCTGGCTCCCGAAAAAGAGATCCAGCAGCTCGATGGGCTGCAGCCCCTTCTTGGCCAGCTCGGTATTGAATGCGCTCGTCGTTGTACGCGTCATGACGCTCCACCTTGCTCCACGCGGCTACCGGCCTATTCGCAGCGCAGGCGCATCCGGCCCGGGCGCTCCGGGTCGTGCTCCCACTTCTTGTTCTCGCCGCCCGGGGCGTAGCTCGTCGCGCGCACCATGCCGCGCTTCTCGCAGGCGGTCTGCACTTCGATGATCACGCCGGTGGTCATGGCCGCGAGCATCGTGGCCGGCGGGATGGCCTCCGTCAGCCCGAGCCCGAAGACCTGCGTCATGACCCCGAGTCCCACGCCCACGCCGGCGGCGGCCGGGGCGAGCGTTTCTGCCTGTTCCTTCGCGTCCGCGCGCGCCCCTGCCGGCATCCCTGCCAGCAGCGCCAGCACGAGCAGTAGCGCCGTCACCAGCTTGCTCCAGATCCCCATGGTGCCCCTCCTTGTTGGCCACGCGCCCGCGCAGCCGGCCCACACACGAAAGCGTCAGATCGAGTTGCGGAAGACCTCGAGGAGTTCAAAGTTGGCGTTCGCCGCCGCGTAGGCGATGAGCGCCGCGCTCGCCGGGTCCTCGCTGAAGCGCATAATCCGATAGACGTCCACGTCCACGGTAATCACGACGCCGTTGGCGGGTGCGACGGAGAACGTCACCGTCGAGAGCTTGGTGCTGTCGTTGTTCGCCAGCGTGAAGCCGCTGGCCTGCAGCACGCCGTCCTTGTAGACCTTGTTCCGGTTCCCAGTGCCGGTGAACAGCCGGTAGTAGTACGGCGGCGTGGCGCTGTTGCCGAGGTTGAAGACCGTCGTGCTGCCGTTGCCGGTGCCGCACGCCAGCCCAGTGATCAGCCGGCCCTGGTTCACCGGCGGCAAGAAGCTGAAGACGTCGAAGGCGCCGCCCCGGGCTTCGTAGAAGTCCAGCAGCGCCTTGAGCTCCGTGTCGTTAAGCGTCTTGCTCTCGATGCGGAAGCGGCGCTTTGGGGAGGTCCACTTCTTCTTGCGCTGCTCGGCGCCGCCGTCGAAGGGCGTCACCAGGACGTTGTGCATGACCTGCAGCTCGACCGGGAAGCTCGGGTCCACCGGCAAGACGTCAGCGACGGCCATGTCAGGCCAGCGAGAGTGATCCGCGCATGGGGCCGCTGTTGCGCCGCAGCGAGCGCTGGATCATGGCCTCGACCATGTCGGCGTTCTGCTGCATCTGTGAGCGGAAGCTGTTGGCGTCGGTGGCGTTGATAAACCACTGGTTGATGATCGGCGCCTGCTCGCCCTGCAGCTCGCCGGTGCGGTTGAGCGTATCGAGTGCGCCCGCGTGACGCTGGGCGACGGCGCGGCGCACGACGAACTCGCCGCTCTCTAGGATGGCCGGCACTTCGCCGCCGGACTGGAAGCGCGGGATGCGCCCGCCACCATGCACCGTCTGGATCCCCGGTGGCGCAATCGGGATGGCCGCGGCCGGGTTCTTCGTGAAGATGCCGAGCACGGCCTTGAAGATCGTGATTACGGTGATGAGTGCTAGGAAGCGCGCGATCATGGTGGCGGTCATCTCCAAGATGGCCCGGCCGAAGTTCGCAAAGGCATCCTTCGCCTTGCCGCCGTCGACGATGATGGTGCGGTAGACGGACGTCAGGCGTGCTTCCAAGTCCGTGGCGCCGCCGGTCAGGATTTCGCTCGCGCGCTTGCCCGCGTCGGTGAAGCTCGTCCAGAAGACGTCCCACTCGGCCTTCATGCGGTCGAGAAAAGCCTTCGTCGCGTCGGCCGTCTGCCGGCCGGCGTTGACGTAGTCGTCGAGGAAGCGCTTGGCGCCCTTGCCGAAGCTCTCGACGGGCCCGCCGCCTTGCTGGAAGACCTCGTTGTTCTTCTGCACGAAGGCTTCCAGATCTGCGATCGCGGCCTTCGCGTCGCCGCCGGTCAGGATGGCCCACGCCGCCTTGATGCCGCGTGTCAGCGCGCCGAAGCTGAGGACCAGCCGATCGATGAGCCGCGTCACGAAGGTGAAGGTCTGCGGCCAGGCGTTGAGCGCGCTGATGAAGCCGATGGCCGCCAGCACGGTGACCGCGATGATCGGATGCGCGAAGGCGAACGCCAGCCCGAACTTGAACACGGCGTTAGCCGTCGACAGGAGCGCGGCCGTCAGCTTGCCGACCGTGCCGACGACCAGGGCGAGCAGCCCGCCCAGGAAGACCCAACGGATGATCTGGTCGCGCAGGTGCGGGTCCATGCTCTCAAGCGCTTCCCGCAGGCGCTGAAAGGCGAAGGCTGCCTGCTGCAGCACCGGCAGGGCGGCTTCGGCGATGGTGCTCTGTAGCTGGACAAACTGCACCTGCAGGCCCGCGACGGCGTCGCGCACGGCCGGCACGCGCTGCGCCGCCTCCCGGAAGGCCAGCGCGAACGCGCCGGTCACCACGGCGCCGACCTGCAGCATGTTCCGGCTCATCTGCCGCAGCTCCTGGCTCGCGTTGCGCATCTGTTCCTGAAACGTCTTGACCGCCGCGGCCGCTTCCCGTAGCTGCTTGGAGGCCAAGTCCCGCAGCCGGAGGATGATGTTCAGCTCAGCGTTTGTGGGCATGCCGTTGGCGCTCCTGTTCTTCGTCGGCCATGGTCTGGATCTCCGCGTCGATCACGGTGAAGGCGTCGAGCAGCTTGGCCGACTGATCGAGCCAGCCGCCGGCGCGCGGCAAGAAGCCCTGCTGGTAGAAGCCGTAGGCGCGGAGATAGGCGAGACTCTGGGAGGTGATGAGCTGCATCGGGCAGCGCTGAAAGCGCTCGCCCCCGACTTGCCAACGCCCCGGCACCGTGCTCTCTCGGTCGCATCCGCGATCCTCTCGAATGGCTGGATCCGCGCACGCACGCGGGCAGTCCAGCTGCCACGTCGGCAGCCGAACTGCGATCGTCAGTTTTTTGCTTCGCCCTCGCTGAGCACGTTGTCCAGCGCGATCTGCTTAGCCAGCTCACCGATGACCTTGACCGGGATCATCTGGATGATGTCGTCGCTGGCGAGGTGGTACGCACGGCCCTTCACGATGCGCTCGACCGTCTTGAACGGCACGGCCTTCTTCGTCTGCGGGTGGAGCAGGTTCTTCACGTCCTTCAGCCCGAAGCGCACGACCTCCAGCGCCCGGCCGGCGAGGTTGATCTGCGAGCTCGCCTGCAGGCTGGGCCCACCGTCGGTGTAGTCCAGCCGCGTCATGCTGTCGTCGACGTGCGCACGCGCAATCGGGTCCAGCACGCCCAGCTCGAAGACCGTGGCGTCCGGGTCGTCCACGGCACGGCGCTGCCCGGTCACGGTGTCCTTGTCCAACTCCGAGACGTACTTACGCGTCTCGCTCAGATCGATGCCCACCAGTGCCATCGCTGCCTCCTCTGCGGCCGTCGGCCGCGCTGCCTCAGTTGAACGTCAGGGTGATCTCGTCGTCCCCGGCGTTCTTGCCCAGTGCGATTTCGTGTTCGTAGATCAGCAGGCCGTTGCGATCGCCATGCCCCACCTGCCGGTACGTGGCCTTCGGCGCGTCGATGATCAGCCGGTTGCCCGCCGCGCTGCCCACGGTGGCCTGCAGCGCCCGCGCCGTGCCCGCGATCCAGTCGGTGAACGGGTCGTAGGTGCCGAGTGCTTCCTGTTCCGGGTCAAAGCTTCCGATCGGCGTGCGATCCGTCACCTGGAAGCCCGCGATGCCGGAGGCCGCGTTGATGCTGTCGCGCTTGGCGATCTGGTTCTGCAGGTTCAGCTGCAGTCGGCGTACCTTCAGCGACGTGATGGCGTTCCAGGTGAAGTTGGCCGAGAGCACCACCGGCGGCAGCGGCGTGTCGAAGGTGCCCGTCGGCGCCGTGACCGTCGTCGGCGTGAGGTAGACGCCCATCATGGTGAAGCGCAGCATGCCGTGCTGCCCGGCCGTCAGGTCGATCTCAACGCTGCCCACGCAGCCGCTGATGATGTGCCGCCGGCCGGCGAGGAAGGCGTAGATCGTCACGGACTTGAGGCTCGCCGTCGCGGAGACGGGCGTGTAGACGGCGCTTACCGCGACGTTGATGGTCTCGGCCATGGCGCAGGCCTGCAGCGCCGCCCCGATGCCGCGTGGCGCCGAGCCCGCGGCACCCTGCCCGCGGATCTCCACGCCGAAGCTGACTTCGCACCAGCGCTGCCCGACGGCCCCGGGCAGAATGCCCATCGAGGTGGACGTCGGCCGGCGCTCCAAGATATCCGCCAGCGAGCGGATTTCCGGGTCCACGGCCAGGAGGGCATCGCTCGCCGCCGCCGGCGTCGGGTCCGTCCCGTAGGTCGTTTCCAGTTTCACCAGTAGCAGCTGCCGCGATCGTGGCTCCGCCATCGCATCCTCCTCCTAAGTCCGCGCCGAGAACGACGTCCGGAAGCGGACGTCGAGGTCCATGAAGACGCCGCGCAGCGGAAAGGCTGAGCTGGCGTCGGAGATCGCAAACTCACTCTGCGTAAAATCGAACGTTGCGGCCTTGCCGTTCAGCGACGGCCAGACGGCGGCGAGGGCTTTCTTGATGTCGTTCTCGATGTCCAGCACACCCTTGTAGTTCGCGTCGCCGGTCAGCTGGCCCTCGATGTCCCAGTTCTTCGTGTACGCGACGATGGTCACGCGCAGCAGCCCGTCGGCGAAGTCGCTCATCAGCTCCTCCTCGCCGAGCTGCGCGGGCTCGATCATAATGATCGGATAGTCCGTGTCCGGGACGGCTTCGCGCAGGCCCAGCACGACGCGCTTGACGTAGCCGGCCAGCGTCGCGTCGGCGGTGAGGACGGATTTCACTTCCGTCAGCACGTCCTTCGGCGTGCTCATGCCTGCTCCAGCGCGTGCTGGACGCGGGCCCCGAAGCCTTGCAGAATGGCCTTGCGGCTCTCGGCCAGCGAGATGCGCATGTAGCGCTTCTCGCGGATCCGCACCATGTCGACGAGCGCGAAGACGGCCACCGGCCGGCCTGCACCGCGCACGCCGAAGATCGCCCGGCCCCGGAAAAATGTCCGCGTGAAGCCGCCGATGCCCGGGTTGCTGATCAGCTCGCGCGCCGTGTAGCGGGCGACGCCGGACGGCGTGAGGGCGGGGCCCAGCGGAATCGTCAGGTGCTTCGCACGCTTCGGCCGGATGGTGCCGCCGTACTCGTGGATCCGCGCGTACTTGACGTTCGTGCCGATCTTCGCGGTGATCTCGCCGTCGGCCTCCTCGATGCGATGCGCGATCGAGCTGCGCAGCCGGCCCGAGCGCACGTTGAGCAGCCGCCCGGTGAGGTTTTCCTTGATGCGTCGCTTGACGATGAGCGCGGCGGCCGTCAAGCCTTCGCGCGCGACGCGGATCCGCAACAGCACCGGCAGCTTGACGAACTTCTTGGCCAGTGCCTGGTCACCCAGGAGGCTCAGCTCGGCGTCGTCGGGCATCAGCACGTCCTCCAGACGCCGCGCTCCAGGTAGCCATGCCAGCCCTGCTCGTCGTGCACGCCCTCGAAGAGGATTGAGGGCGAGACCGTGATGGTCCCGTCCTCGTGCTCGACGACGTCGTGGTGCGGGATGCCGCCGGCGTGGTGCCCCGGAGGACGGACGAACCACTTGCCCTCGGCATCCTTGCCGTAGTCGCCCTCGGCCAATGAGAGCTGTCCCTGCTCGTTCAGGTGGACCCGGCGTCCCTGCATCAGCGCACCAGCGTTTTGGTGTAGCGCGCAATCGTGTCGTCCGCCTCGCGGCGCATGTCGCGCAGCCGGTTCGCTTGCGGGATCTCGGTGAGGATGTTCAGCTGGCCGTGCTGCTCGATGAACTCGGCGGCGCAGAGCTTCAGGCACGCCAACTCCAGGTCCTGCGGAATGACCTTGTAGCCGCCGACGTAGACGACCTTAATGTTCTGCAGCCCCTTCGCAAAGACCAGGCCGTCGAGCGTGATGATGCCGGCGGTGAGATCCACGACGTAGTCCGCCGCAGCGATGAGCGTGCTGGCGCCGTAGGCGCGGTCCGGGTCGTCGTGCAGAGTGGTCACGCTGGCGACGGGGAACTCGCGTAGCACGAGGTTGATCTGGCTCCCGTCGCCGTCGTGGTACTCGGTGAGCGTCGCCTGATCGAAGTTGCGATGGGCGGTGTCACGGATCTGCGCGCTGATGCGCTCGATGGTTTCCGCGAACAGCACGTCCTTCGTGGTGTCCGTCGACACCAGCTGCAGGTGCGACTTGAGCCGGGCGAGCGTGGTGAGCGCCATGGCTCAGTTCTTGTTCGGGTAGCCCCGGGCCTGCTTGTCGCGCGGGGCACGCGCGGCCTTCGCGTCGGCCACCGATCGCTCGGCGCCCTCCGGCGCCTTGTCGTCCGGATGCTCCGGACAGAAAGGCATCGGCTGGCCGGCCACAGTCACCCGCCCGTAGGTCAAGGTGCTGCAGCCGGCTAGGACGCAGTTGCCGACGTCGTCGGGGTCAGTCGTCCGGATCAGTGTCATGTTCCCTCCCGCGCTCACGGGCGCCCCGTCGCCAGAACGCTGAACGTGAAGCTCGGCGTGGTGCCACCGATCGTCCAGCTGGCCCGGATGTAGCCGTGGATCCCGGTGAAGACCTTGGCCTCTTTGCTGACTGCGGTCTTTTGCGTGAAGGCCGTCCCGAGGTCGTGCCAGATGCTTCCGTCCGGCGAGTGCTGGATCTTCACGTCGAGCGTGGGCGTGGTGCCGCTGGCCGCACTGACGTCGAGACTGACGATCAGCTCGCGGCCGACGGGACACTCGACCGTGGCACCGTCCGCCGTCGTGGTCCGAGCGGCCGAGGCCACCAGCTCGTAGCCCTTCGGGTTGACCGCATCCTGTATGGAGATCGGGTCAAGTTGGTTAGTCGCCATGCGTCATCCTTTCTCCGAGCGCGAAAAAACAGGCTGGAGCCGGAGCGCCACCATGACGCTCCGGCCCCGCCCGTTAGGCTCAGATGTTGATGCCGACCGCCGTGTGCGTCTCGGCGGTGCCGAGCAGGCGCTGGAAGTCCCCGCGCCAAGTGCCGACGATGATCAGCTGGTCGGTTTCGATGTCCTCCTTCGTCTTGAGCGTCGGAGAACGCCGCACGCCGTGGCCCCAGGCCCGGCGGTTCACGATCGCCATCGTCGACTTCGTGTTGCCCGTGGCTCCGTTGACGCCGGTGGCATCGACGTCGTCCCGCATCTCCTCGGAGACGATGACGGGCGCGCCGTCGAGCTTCGCCAGCTCGCCGGTGACCACGGTGGCCAGCGGCCCGTACTTGTCGACGGTGACCACTTCGGCCAGGCTGAGTAGCTTCGTCAACAGCACCTTGGAGCTCACGACCCACGCCAGGTCCCGCGGGTTCGCGCCGTACTTGGTCAGCTTGCTGCGCAGCGTCCGCAGCCCGGCGATGTTGAACGTCGACAGGTCGGTCGTCAGCGTGTTTGCCAGGGCGTGCTTGCGCAGCCCGATCCAGGCTTTCGCCGCCAGGTCCGCCGCGCCCGCTTGGGTGTCGGTGTCCTGGTGCGTGGCCGTGGTGTCGCCGTTGATGTCCGCGTCCTCGAGGGCGTAGGCCAGCCCTTCGACCAGCTCATCGCGCAGCAGCGGCGCCATGGCGATGATGCTGTCCTCGTCGAGCTCCAGCGACCAGAGCACGCGCGCGCCGAGCTTCCGGGCGTCGAACTGCACGTTCCGGGTGCCAGGCGTCACGGCCGTGATCTTCGTGGCCGAGTCCGCCGTGGACTCCGCCAGGAGCTTCGCCTTCGACCGTGCGAAGGCGCGGCCGGGGATCTTGAACGGATCCGTCGGCATCTGGATTTCGACGAAGAGCGACGCGACCTGCGCCGTGATGCGGACGCGGTCGATCAGATCCCGCGAGAAGCCGGTGGGCACGAACTCCACGCCCTCCGCCGTGGTGGTGCTGTCGAGCGCCTTGGCCAGCTGGCTCTGCTGCTCGATCCAGGAGGCGAACTTGCGCTTGCCCTCCTCGCTGAAGATGTGCCGCTGGACGAGCCCGGCGAACTGCTCCTCGTCATGCACCTCAAAGCCGTGCCCGCCGCGGCTCTTGTGCTCGAGCACCATGGCCGCAATGATCATGTAGTCGTTGAGCTTGTGCAGCTCCTCGACCTCATGCGTGAACAGCGGGTTCTCCGCGCGCGGGACCGCCCAGCCGTGCGGCCGCGCGTACTTCGGCGTGACACCGTGGATCAGGAACTTCATGTCCCGACCGGCGACCACGCTCATCTCGAACTGCCCGGTCCGGGCGGCCGGCTTGCGCGTGAGCGCCAGCGCCTTCTCGAGCTCCGGCTTGAAGAGCTCCACCAGGTGTGCCGGATCCTGGCCCTTCTTCACTTCCGCCTGCAGCTCGTTGACCATCTTCATGAGCTGCTTCAGCTGTTCGTCCATCCCTTGCCCCTCCTCCTGTTGTGGTGCCTGCCGCTCAGGCCGACGCGGCCTGTCGCACGGCCTCGCCGACCCCGCTGGCGATGGCCTGATTCCGTTTCACGACCAGCTCGCTCGTCGCCGCCATGGCGCCGAGGATTTCCGTCAGTTGCAGACCTTCGGCTTCGTGGCCGTCGACGATCTCAACGGCGACCTTGAGGCCGTAGGCCTGTGCCAGCTTCAGGTGATGCAGCTGCTTCACCTTGCGCTCCGGCTCCGTCAGCGTCGGCGCGGCCGCGACGGCGTCCAGCACTTCGCGCTCCTCGGGCGTGCTCGCCGGTGGCTCGATGTGCGCCTTGTCCTCGCCGGTCAGGTAGATCGTCACCGTCCGTCCGGTGTCCGGGCCCAGCAGCTTCTCGATCTGCTCGGCTTCCTCGGGCTTGAGCAGTCCCTTCTGCGTGGCCAGCTGCAGCGCCTCCGGGTTGCTCGGCACCGGCACGCTGCTGATCTCCAACAGCTCCTGGCGCTTAAACTCGAAGCCGATGAACCGCCCGTCGATGCCGCGCCGCTCCGCCGCCTCGAGCGGCCGGAAGCCGACGCTCTCGGCGTTGACGCCAGCGAGGTGCGCCTTGAAGGCCAGCATCGCCAGCGGGAAGTCGTCGGCCATGAAAAAGTCCACGTCGTTGATCAGCTTGCCGTTGCTGACCTCGACGCGCACCGTCTTGCCGATGGGCGGGTTGTCCTGGCGCATGTTGTGCGCCCAGAGATGCACGGGGTTCTTGAGGAAGTTCTCCAGCTCCCAGCCGTCGACGCGGATGATATCACCGTCCCGATCCTCGACTTCGGTGGACGCGATGAAGCGCAGCACGCGCGACTTTTCATCCCCGACGCGCCGCACTTCCGGCGCGATGGCCATGCGCAGCAGCGGCAGCTCGCCGGCGACGCTCCGCACCAGTCCGGCCTGATACGCCAGCGCGAGCCCGGCCTCGCTCGGTTTCCGAAACGCCAGTTTCATCGCAGCACCTCCAGCACCACACAGCGACAGTTGACCGTCTCCTCCGGCGGCGCCGACTGATCGCCGGGGTACTGCATCCCGATGCCTCCGATATCGAACGGCTGGTTCAGCGCCACGGCCCGGCCGCCGCGCAGCGGATCCGTGGCCTTGTCCGCGGCCTGGTGGCTCTCGCGCACCGTTTCGTCCCTGGCGCTCAACCACTGTTTGCCGGCGACGACGCCGCTCTGCTCCATGGCGCGCAGCTGCCCGAAGTTCGACGCCCCGATGATTTCCGTGCGCGCGATCCGCAAGCTGCGCACCGTCGCGGCCTCTTGAAAAACCTCTTCGATGCGGCGCTGAATCTCGTTCACCGAGTCGCCGGCCGCTTGGCCTTCGACCACGGCCTGCCGGATGGCCTCGCGCGTGGTGCGCGTGATGTCGACGACGAGCCGGGCGCCCTGCTGCTCGAGGAAGCGCAGCACCGTCGGGTCGTGCAGGTTGAAGTCGAACAGTCCGTCGTCCTTCGCTTTCGGCCGGCCCGGCTGGGCCCGGCGGCGCGCGCGGATGCGGTCCATGGTGCGCTGGCCCCGGCGCTGCACGGCTAGCGTCAGGTGCTTGTGTGCGATAGTTTTCAGTTCCTCGCCGGCGTCGGCTTCGGTGCCCAGGATTTCCTCGATGCGGAGGTACTGCTTCATGGCGAGCACGCCGTTGGCGCTCAGCTGCACGGCGTCTTGGAGCACGCTGTCATGCAGCCGGCGCACGACGTCCTCGCGCTGCCGCACGAAGTAGCTGCGCATGGCGCTGGCCATGCCGCTCTCGAGGCGCGCGACGTCCTCTTGGAAGTCCCGCCAGATCCCGCCCTTGCGGATGGGCGCCTTGCCCTTCGGCTCGTCGTCCTCCGGGTCCGCGTTCGGATCCTCGCCGGGCCCGCCGAGGCTGGACTGGCCGGCCTGCTCGATGGGCGTCAGGCCGAACTCCAGGTAGTGCACGTCCATGGCCGGGTTGTCGACTTCCTGGTAGCCCAGCTCTTGCCGCGCTTCGTTCGGGGTCAGCAGCGCGTTGCGCACCTTCTTGATGGCGCGCTCGGTCTTGGCGTCCTCGTCCTCCTTCAGCGCCTCGATGCCCGAGGTGTCATAGCGGAGCTTGATGCCGTCGCCGAAGTCGGCGGTGAGCTTTTCGTTGAGCTCGTCCTCGACGAAGCGCAGCCGGGGCAGCATGGTGACTTCCCAGAAGATGGCCTGCTGCTCTTTGCTGTTGGCGTAGTTGGCGAACTCGAAGATGCCGACCATGACGGGCGGCATGTCGAAGGCGGCCAGGATTTCCTCGCGGCTCATCTTGCGCGCGTCGATGAACTGCGCGTCGCGCTGGCGCATACCGATCTGCAGCCACTCCCACTCGCCCTCCAGCCACGCGATGCGGTGCGCGTTGGCCGCACCCTTGAAGAGCCGGTCAAACTCCTTTTTCACGCGCTCGACGTCGCCTTCCTTCACGGCAGTCTTGTTGCGCATGATGCCTTCGGGGGTCGCGTTATTCTTGAAGAAGCTGCGGTTGTACCCGATGGCGTACTGGTCCGTCTCGACGGCCAAGGCCGCGGCTTCCAGCGTGCTCAGGCCGTAGTAGTCGTCGGTGGGGTTGATGGTGCGCAGGTGGGCGACCTGCCCGGCCTCGAAGGCCAGCCGCCGGCCATTCACCGCGTACAGGTAGCCGTCGATGAAGTTCTTCGGATGCGGCACGATCGTCATGCGGTCCGGCCGCAGCGGGTAGAGCTCAATGGGCGGGCCCGTCTGGCCGCGCCGCACCTTCTCCAGGTACGCGTTGCCGAAGATTTCCAGGTTGGCGTAGAGCGTCTCGAAGAAGAACCGCGGCCCCATGTAGGGGTTGATGCTGTCGAGCAGCGTCTTGAGCGGATGATCCTCGACGTCCTCCTCCGTGCCGTCCCGGTGCACGCGTACGACCTTCAGCGGGACGGAGGCGGCGGACTTGGCGATGCGCTTGACGCAGGCGTAGACCCAGACCTCGCGCTTGAAGACCCGGGCGAAGTCCGCGAAGGTGGCGACGCTCTCCGGGCGCGGGACGCCCTGCGTGCGCTGCCAGGTGTTGAAGATGAGCGGGAAGGTGTCGCTCTGCTTGAGGAGCGTGTCGACCTGGGTGCGCAGCGCCGAGGAGACTACCGGCCGCGGCTGGCCCCAGCGGAGCATCGGCAGCAGATCCGTGAGCGCCATGTCAGTCCTCGTCGCTGCGCGGCGCGGGTTTCGTATCGAACACCCGCAGCTGGGTGCGGGTTTCCCCCCGGGCGGCGCGGATGGCAAAGCCCAGGGCGTCCACGTCGTCATCGATGTCGGAGCCCTTGCCATCGAAGTTGATCAAGTGCTCGACCAGGGCCGCCACGCGCGGGTTGCCCCGCTTGAACTTCAGCGTCCCGTTCTCGATCAGGTGCGAGAACTCGCTGACGCGCACGACCTTGTCCGTGGAGGTTTTGAAGCCATGCACGGGCGGGTTGGTCCGGTCCTCCCGGCCTTGCTCCTCGATCGCCTGCTTCACGGCCTCGCCGGCGGCGTTCTCCTCGATCTGGATGTCCCGGTAGCCCACGGCGGCGTGGCGGGCGGAGACATGCTTCGAGAAGCCGCGCACCGTCAGCCGCTCGAGCAAGACCTCGTCCACATAGAGATACCCGGGCGCGTCCCGACAGACATCCAGTAGCGACATGTGATCCGCCGAGGTCTTCAAGCTGGTCGCCGTGTCGATCCCGCCGAAGCGCTCGCAGCCGGGCGGCAGCTCCGTGAACCACTGGAACCAATCGCGCTTGATGAGCTGGCCTTCCTGGACCCGGGGCTGGCCGCGAAACAGCGCCTCCCAGACCCGCGGCGGCACCTCCGCCTTGATCTCCAGCACCGCCTGCAGGGTATAGCGCTCCGGCCAGAGCGGCTCGCCCGGGGCGCGGCCCATGAGATCCTGCTCCTCGGCTAGCACGGGGAGATTGACGACCGTCCAGCCGCCTTGCTTCAGCAGCCGCCCGGCCAGATCGTCGTCATGCCAGCGCGTCATGATCAGGACCATGGCCGCGTCGGGCTCCAACCGGGTCCGCGCCACCGCGCCGTACCACTCCCACACGGCCTCCCGGTGGGCGGCGCTGTCGGCCTCGGCCTGGTCCTTGATCGGGTCGTCGATGATGAACACGTTGGCCCCGTGGCCGGTGATCGCCCCGCCCAGCCCCGCGCTGATGAACCCGCCGCGCTGCCCCTGCAGGTTCCAGTGCTCCACACTCATGCTGTCGGCGGCCAGCCGCACGTCGAAGAGCTCCTGGTAGCGCGTGTCGGCCAGCAGGTTGCGGGTGCGCCGGCTGAAGGTGTTGCTCAGGGCCGCGGCGTAGCTGGTGTGGATGATGCGCCGGTCCGGATGCCGGCCGAGGTACCAGGCCGGGAACTTCACCGAGGTCAGCTCGCTCTTGCCGTAGCGGGGCGGCACGAAGATCATCAGCTTGCGGATCGCGCCGCGCTCCACGGCTTCGAGCTTGCCCGCAATGGCCGCCAGATGCCGGGCGGGAAAGTAGCTGGGATCGACGTACCGCGCGAAGTCCATCAGGTGCGTCTGGGCCAGCGTGCGCCGATCGGCCTGCGTGATGGACTGCTCGAGCAAATCTGCGATCAGCAGCTTCTGCTCGTCCGGCAAGCCCAGCAGCCGGTCCGCGACCTGGACCAGCGCCTCCGGAGGCGCCTCAGTTGCGACGGACATTGACCGACTCCCGGAGAATGGCTGAGATCTGCCGGATGTCTTCCGGCGTGGAGTGCTCGACGAGCGTCTTCAGCGTCGCCTGCAGATTGACGTCCACCTGCACCGGCTCCTTGTGGAGTTTGCCGAGCGATTGCAGCACCTCGGGGAGCTCCTTCGTGATGCGCCAGGCGGTAGCGATGTCGCCTTTGGCGAGCGCCTTTTGCCGCAGCCCCTCCGCCATGGCGACCGTCTCATCCGCGACCCGGTCGACTGTGTACTCCTTCACCAGGCCCGCGTTGCGCGATTTCAAGACGCGGATGTCGCGCTTCACCGTGCGGTGGCTGCACTTGAGCAGATCCGCGATCTTCGCCTGCCCCCAGCCTTCCCACCGGAGCATGTCCACGATCGTCAGGCGCTCGGGCCGATGTAAGTGCTTGGGGTTCAGGTCGCTCCGCTTGATGCGGTCAACCAGCTCCAGGGCGGGTTTCTGGGACAGCAGGGACGGGTGATGTCCCCATCGCCGGGACGACTTGGCGGCTTGCTGGGCGGCGGCCACCTGGGTGTCAGCCATGCACGGCCTCCGGATGCGCCGCCAGCTCCGGCTTGCCGACGAACCGCGCGTAGCGGTCCCGAATGACGTCACAGAACACCGGCTGCAGCTCCATCGCAAAGCAGCGCCGGCGCAGCCGTTCGGCCGCGATCAACTGTGAGCCGGATCCGGCGAACGGCTCATAGCAAATGTCGCCGGTCCGGGTGTGCACGCGCATGGGGATCTCGAAGAGCCCCACCGGCTTCTGCGTGGGGTGCAGCGCGGCGCTGTTGCGCTGCCGGCCTTCCCAGTCCAGTGGCCAGAGGTCCGTGTAGAAGTCCGGGCTGGTCGGGTCCCCGGGCCGGTCATAGCCCACGGCCCACACCGTGGAAATCTTGTGGATGCGGCTGTTGAAGCCCGGCTTGAACCCCTGACGCCAGCCGAAGAGCGCCAGCTCGTGCCGCCAGGCGTAGTACGAGAAGGTGATGAGCGCCGCGGGTTTGGCCCACACGATCGTCTGATGGGGAATGATGCCGAGCTCGGTAAAGAGCGCGATCATCACCGCGTACCAGCGGTGCGCCATCCAGCAGTAGACCGCGGCATCGTCCCGCGTCACGCGCAGCCCCTGCGTCAGCAGCGCGCGAAAGAACGTCGCGCCCTCGTTCGCCGGCAGCTCGTGGTAGAGCGCGGACCAGTCCTTCCCACCGCCCGGCCGATCGGCCCCCGTGTAGTCGACCACGTAGGGCGGATCCGTCGCCATCAGCGCGGCGCGCTGGCCGTCCATCAGCCGGTCGACGTCCTCGGCCTTGGTCGCATCACCGCACAGCAGCCGGTGCGGGCCCAGCACGTACAGCTCGCCGGGCTTCGAGACGGCCACGGGCGGGACTGGCGGCGCCTCATCCGGGGCGACGGTCCGCGGGGCGCCGAGCAGGCCTTCCGTCAAGAGGGCATCCAGCTCCTTCGGTTCAATGCCCAGGCTGGACAGATCCCGGCCGGCCTGGTCCAGCTCGAAGACCCGCGCCGCCAACTGGTCCGGCACGTAGGCGCCGTAGGCGTTGTTGTCCTTGAGGTTGCGCTCGCGCTCCTGGTCCAGCGGAATCTGATCGACCAGGCACGGCACGGTCGCCCAGCCCAGCTGCCGGGCCGCCTCCAGCCGCATGGCGCCGGCGTAGACGACGCGCCGGCTGTCCGGACGGAGATTCACGAGACAGGGGCGGTGCCGGAAGAAGCTCGGGTCCGCGGTGAGGGAGCGCTTCAGGGCGTCCATCTGCGCCGGGGTGATCGTGCGGGGGTTGTAGTCGACGAGCTGCAGCTGGCTGAGTGGCAAGTCCACAACGTGCGGCGTGTCCAGGGCGTGCTCATATCGCAGCCTCGATCTGCAGCTGTGGCTGGACGGCGACTCCGCCAGCGTGCTATCGTGGTCTCCGCCTGAAGCCGTAGCTCAAGCAGAGCATCACGGGCCTCGATCCCGTGACGATGGCTGGGTGCACCCGCCCGGCTTCGGGCTTTCTGTTTCCCAACCCTTGCGACGGCACAAAGCAAAAGCGGCCGTCCCGCTGGTCTGCACCAACGGAACAGCCGCCGTAGTCTGGTCTGGCCCGCGCGTCCTGCGCGGCGAGCGGGTGACCGCTCAAGCTGCCCTGCCCCGCCGCCGCTCTAACGGACCGGCGAGGTGGGTCGTGCCATGTCCTACTGTGACTTTACGGAGCCGCGGGCGCGGACGTCAAGGTCGGCTCCACGAAAAAGACATACTCCCGGCCCGCCTCCACGATGACCTTGCGACGGCTCCCCGCAATCACCGTCGAGGACAAGCTCAACTGCCCGTGGCCGTGCCGCACGATCTCCCGCGCACTTTCGAGCAACTTCCGCTCCCAATCTGCCAACATGCCCCCTGGCGGATCACCCATGCCGGCAGACGCCCCGGGTCGCGGTGCCATGCTTCGGACAGCCAGGCCAAGGTTTGCGCGTCGGATGACATCCGTGCAGCCGGCAGTTACAGTTGCGCCGCTTCGCGTGCGCTGCGACGTTAAGCAAGTGCCGCCGGCCGCCCACGATCTGCGGATCCAAGTCGATGGCCTGGCTCTCCGTGATGAGCTCCTGCAGCCCGTTCAGGCGATGAATCGGACACTCCGGATGAATCTCTCGATACCCGTCCGCCGGTCGCGGACACCGGCACAGGTAGCGGGCCAGGACATGCAGCAGCCGGTGCAGCGCGTGGTTCTCGCGGTAGACACGCTCGGCTTCGCCCGCGCACTGGCGCAGCAGGTCCGGCACCGTGGCGCTCATCGCAGGCGCGCCCGCGCGGCCGTCGTCAAGTGCTCGGTCAGTTCCGGATACGCCGGGCCCAACTCCGTCTGGATGGCATCGATCGCCGCCTCGAGGCCATCCCGGTACCCATCATCCCCCTCTCGGCGCTTGGCCTCGAACAGCCGCTGCAGGTGGTGATGCAGCGCCCGCGCGTTCCGCTCGCTGAGGCGCTCGATGGTCACGCCGATCGGCAGACAGACCACGAGGCCACGGAACTGCAGCTGCCGCTGCAGATCACGCTCCAGCTCCTCTAGAAACTCGGGGCTCGGCATGACGTCGCAGGAGAGGATGATCAGGTTATTCCCCGCAATCTGCAGGCCTTCGATGCGTTCCACGATCGCGGAGAGCGGCACCGGCTGGCTCATGGCTGTTGAATAGTCACCGTGTCCTTCCCGGGCCCCACCAGCCCCAGCAGCCCGTCCTTCCACACCGGCCGGCTGTTCTTATCCGCCGGCAGGCTGAGTGCCGCCATGCGCTCCGTAGTGATGCGCAGCGTGACCGCCGGTGCGCCCGGCCGCTCGATCGTCAGTAGCGGGGCTTCCCAGCGCGTCGTGACGCTGCCGCCCTCGCCGGCGTAGAGTACGGCGATCATGAGCGTGAACGGCTGAACCGATTGCGGTGTGGCGATCAGTCGCTGGCTGTTCTGCTCGCCGGGCTTGAAAGTGCCCGACAAGTCCGCGTCACTCCGAAGGCTCCAGGTGACCGCCGGGGTCACCATGCGCGCCCGCACGGTCTGCCCGCCGGCGGTCCACTTGGCGTCCTGGCCGTCGATCGTCGGCGTGGTGGCCGCGTGCAGCACCCACTGGATCGGTGGCTTGCCGGTGATCCGCGCCCGGGCGGGCGCTTCATAGCGCTCCACGTCCGTCACCGGGTCCGCGTCGATGCGGTCGATGACCACGATGGCATCGCCCTTCTCCGAGGGCAGATAGACTAGAGCTCGCGTCCATTCGCGCACAGCGCGCTTGGGCGGCTTATAGTAGTCCTTCTTGCATGAGGAGTGCCCGGCCGTCGCGCCGATGGCGATGGCGTAGTTGGCGCCGACTTCCAGGTGCCGCGGGCCTCGGGCTTCGCACATCGACGAGAGCCCCGAGAGCAGCAGGCTGTTGTGGTGCTCGCCCTCGCTCGCGCCGTAGCCCACCGGGTGCGTGATGACCCACGCGCCCTTGCGGTAGAGCTGCACGTTGCCGAAGAAACTCCCCGCGTGGTGCACGCCGGTATAGGGCTGCACCTGCGCCGCGAAGAGGCTCTGCGCCGTGCGCGCGTAGAGCAGCCCCATGCCGGCGGCCGCGTGCCCGGGCCCAAGCTGCGCTTGCCAGTCCGTCGCGCGCGGCAGGTACGGATTGCCGAAAGCGACCTGCCAGGGGCTCAGCTCGCGCGCGAGATCCTGGTTGCCGCTCATGGCCATGGCGAAGCCCTGGAACACTGGCTCCGGGTGCAGTCCGCCCAGCACATGCAGCAGCCGCAGCCGGCGATCCTCCTCGAGGCTCCGAGCGTTCTCAACGTCGCCCCATTGGATAGCCCGCTTCAAATCCGGCGTGACTTCGTGCGCCTGCGCCTTCCGAATCTCACCGGGCAGTCCGCCCAAGTCCATGCCGGAGCCAGCGGCCCCCACGAGCAGCAGCCGCAGCGTGCCCATGTTGTAGCTGGAGCTCTCGATCCACGCGCCGCCCTTGGCCTTGCCGACGTAGCGCTCGACCGCCGTTTTCAGCTTCTTCACGTCGTCCCGATCGCTGAAGCCCTCAGCCCTCGCGTTGTCGCCCGCGCTGGCCTTCATCCAGAGCGTCATGCCGAAGTAGTGCCCGGTGGTCTCGTCGCTGTCCGCCGTCGACGTGCCCCAGGCCACGCCGATCACCTTGCCGAGGCACAGATCCGTCCAGTAGTTCAGGCTCTTGATCCATGACGCGCGCTGTTCGGCGGTGAGCGCCGGCCGCAGCCAGTCGTACATGATGGCGAAATCGCTGAACTGCTCCCGCGTGAAGTTCCTCGAGCTGTCGGGCTTGCCGCCGTTGAGCTTCTTCTTCGCCTGCGCCCAGGCCTTCGCGGCATAGCGCGCGTCGCCGGTCATCTGGTAGGCGACCGTCGCCCACTGCCCCAGGTCCGCGTAGCGCGCGGTGGTGGTCCCGGACAGCTCCGCGTTGGCCTTGAGCTGCTTCCACCACGGGTGATTCTCCGCGACCATACGCTTCCAGACGCCCTGCCGCTCCGTCGTCCAGAGCAGCCGCGGCGTGCGGCCGGTCGGGGAGCTCGACGCGCTCGGGGTGGCCACCGTCACGACGTCCGGCGCGCCGAGCGGTTCCTCCGCCGCCGGCGGCACGTCCACGGTCGGTGGCTCAGGCGCTGGCGCAGGCTCTGGTGCAGGTGCCGGTGCAGGTTCAGGGGATGGCATCGGCTCCGTGATCAACACCGGCGCAGGGGATGGACTCGGCGCCGGCGCATCGATCACGACCGCCGGCGCCTCACCGACGGGTGTTGCGGCGATCGGCGGCTCGTTCGTGCCGGCTGTGCAGCCGACCGCGAGCAGCGCGAATACTACACTGTAATAAAGCGGATTCCGCATCGTGCCCTCCTGGTTTATCCTTCCGGCTTGACGCACCACTCGCAGTCCTCGTTGAGGCACCGCAGCATCCCGACGCGCCACAGCCACATGCCGTGCTGCATGCGCGCCCACCACCTACGGATCCGCTTCATGTGCCCTGGCGCCTGTCACCGCAGGCGCTCGATCTCCACGTTCAGCTGCGCGGCGCTGTGGACGACCAGCGCCACGCCGCCGGCGTCACGCACTTGGTTGAGGAACCGCCACTGATCCTCGTTCGGCTGCTGCCCCAGCGTCTTGACCTCGACGGCGAGAAACCGACCGCCGGGCAGGAGGCCGAGAATGTCGCTCATGCCCTTGGCCCCCATTTGGATCGGCCGCGGGCCCAGCATGATGATCCCTGTGTTGACCCGCCACGCCGTTATGCGTCGCAGCGTCAGGAGCTGCAGGCACGCGCGCTGGATCCGCGTTTCCTCGTTCGGCTTTCGCGTTCGTCGGGCCTGCATCTTGAGCCGCAGCAGCGCCTCGTCCTGGCTGACCGGTACCGCCTGCAGGTTGTGGACGTGCCGCGGCGGGCTGATCCTCGAAGTTGAAGGTGTATTGATCGTCCGGCTCATAGACCAGGTCGTGCAGCCGCCGCTTGAGCGCCTTGATCCGATCGTTGCACCCCGCCGCCAGGCTGGACTTGCGCTCCTCCTCGGTCTCGATCTCGATGTGGAGCTCCTTGATCTCCCCGAGCTTGTGCGCCTGCCGCTGCTCGGTGCTCACCAATGCCGGCGGGACCCGGGTCCGCATCCCCTCCGCGACCCGGTCGACCACCGTCTTGCGCGTGCCCTTCCGTGCCCGCTTGCCCATGCCCGCGTCCCTCCTGTTGTCGTGCATCCCGCACCGCCAGTCCCTGAATCGCCGCCGCGACCGTGCCGAGGTGCTTGAGCGTCTGCTTCGCGTGATCCGGCAGGTCTTGCATGATCAGCACGACGGCCGTCAGATCCTCTTGCCGCGCCTGCCGCAGCCCACGGAAGAACGCGGCCCGCGTGGCCACCGACGCCGCCGTGCGCGCGTCCTGGATCGCGCACCATGGCCAGATCCTCATGCTCGCACGCCCTCCCGCGTTTTCTGTCTCGAACGCCAGTTGTTCCGCCGGCAGCGCCGGCATTGCAAGATGTTCCGCTCCCAGATGCAGTCGTGCGCCTGGCCTATCGCGTGCTGTGCGGCGTCCAGAATCCCTGACATGCTCATCCATCCTCGGTAATAGAGCTCTGCCCAGCTGACCACGCGGACGTCCGACGGCCAACGCCGCGCCAGCAGCCGGCACCACCAGGCGTGCCGGATCATCAATGCGTGCTCCCCTGCGGCCCATAGCCCGACCGCTTGCCGCGGCGCACGCCGCGCGACTCCTCCACGCGTTGCTGGCGCTCATACCGTCGGCGGCACTTGTCGTTGCAGAACAACCCGTCCTCGTTGCCCGCGCAGGCGCGCCCGCATGCCCAGCAGAAGCCGGTGCGCTCAAGCGTGTTCATGGCAGCCGCCCTACGAGCTTGTCAAGCCGCTCGAGCGCATCGGCCAGATCCCGCATCGCCGGCGTGATCGGCGGGTCCTGCTGCTGGGCGAAGTAGACCCGCTTCGCTGTGCGCGCCGCCTTCCGCAGCCCGTCGATGGCGCCCATGACCTCATTCACCTTGAACGTCCCGCAACCCTTCATGTCGTCCACCTCCACAAGATCGCCTCATGTGGTCGTCGCTGTTTCCTGACCACCCAGCGCTTGCGGTGCATGATTCGCAGCGCCGAGCGGATCTCGCCAACCGAGCGCCGCTCGACCTTCGGCCGGACCCGCAGCGACATGAACAACCCCGCCGCGGTCATCCCCTCGATGCCGGGCTCGGTCAGCAGATCCTGCAGCAAGATCATCGTGCCGGTCCGGCGACCGCCATACCGTCCGACCAGCTGCGCGAGGAGGCCGCGCCGGCGCCGTGGCATCAATTCCTCACGCAACTGAGGATCCGCGCCCCGTCCGGCCGGACGCGGGTTCTGAAATTGCCTTGGGCGTACACGGGGCCCGGCCGATAGCTCTGCGGGTAGCCGATGGCCGTAAGATAGACATTCGGCTGCATCAGGACGATGCCGCAGAGCGAGCACGTTTGCGCCGCGCCCTGGCTGGCGGCCCCGGCCAGGTGCTCAATAAAGACCTCCGCCGCCAGGACGGTCATCGCTGATCCTCCAGCTGCAGGAACTGGTCCGCCGCGACCTTCTCGTACAGGGTGCGCCCGCCCTGCAGCGCGAGGTACGGCAGGAACACCTCCTCGATCTGCACCATGCCGGTCTCGACGAGGGCCATCTGGGCCTGCACCCATCGGAGCATCTGCCGCCACGCCACGCGCGGCGCGCGGGCCTGGTCGAGGGCTTCGCTGCGCCGCCGGTAGGCCGGCGCCCGGCGAGACTGCAGGGTCTTGAAGACCGCCTCCGTCCGGCACGGGAGCTTGAACGGGACCGGCCGCCCGCCGATCTGCATTTCAAACATGACCGCCGCGACCTGGCCGGCTGCGTACTTGCTGGCGATCCCGGTCGCGCCTTTGTCGACGAGGAGCCGCGTGATCTCGGCGATGGTGCGCTCCGGCGGGATCTCGGTGGTCTCCATGTAGAGACTCATCGCGCGGCCTCAAGGAGGACCAGGGCCGCGGGCGTGCCAGGCCGCGGCGTGGCGGTCAGCAGCCGCGCCTGATCGGGCACGTTCCCCAGCGAGCGCACGCTGACATGCAGCAGCGCCCGCAAGGCGATCGCGGGCTCGATGGTGCCCCCGGCCTGCGCCTCCAGGATCCTGTGCGCCGCCCGGATCCCTTCGTCGTGGGTCATCGCGCTCGCGCGGGCTGCTTCGCCTTCGCCGCCGTGGCCGGCGCCTTTGCAGACGTCTGCACCGGCTGCTCGACGGGCGCCGCCTGGTCCAAGATCTTCTGGACATCGATGCCGAGCGCCTTGGCGCGCTTCGGGAACTCGCGCGGGCCGGACCATCCATGCACGCCATGCGCTAGGACCATGAAGGCGGCGTGCCGCAGCACGTCCTCGGCGGTCGCGCCGACCGGCACATAACTCGCGGCGGCGGCTGACGTCAAGCCGCCGTAATTGGGCGCGCACTCCCGGATGACGAGCTGCGCGAGCAACCCGCTGGCTTTCGTCGGCGCTTTCTTGACGGCCACAGCCACGGCCTTGAGGATCGCCGGCATCGCTGTCTTCCACCGCGCTCGCTCGGCTTCCTGACGGGCTTCCTCGGCCTTGCGGCGCACCTGCTCGTGCTCATAGCGCTGCGCGGCCGTGCCGCCGTCCTTCGCCACCGCCGTCGCCGAGTACTTGGCCCGCTGGGCGCGCTCCTTCTGCCACTGGCCCCAGTGAATCTTGCACTTCTCCTTGTTGATGCAGACCCGGAACGCCTGGCCGCGGCCTTCGCCGACCACGACGACGCCGATCACGGAGCGCTCGCAGAGCTTGGACCCCTGCTTGCCGTCGGCGCGCTCCCACGAAGTCGGCACGATGGTCCGCCGGCTCGGGTCCCGGGCGTCGCGCTCGATGAGGTGTTCCTGCGTGATATGCACGACTTTCTCGGCTTCCTTCTGCGCCGACTTCATCGTGCTCACGGTCTCGGGAAACAGGAAGGCGTCGGCCCTCTCCGCATCGAAGCGGACGTGCTCGGTGATCCACTCCTCCAGCTCGCGGACGCTCACGGCCTTGTACCCGGAGAGCGGGTCCTTCCCGTCCCGCGCCTCGTCGAACATGGTGCTGGCGTCCTGCCACAAGCCGCCGTCCTGCCCGCGGGCCGGATGGCCGAAGGCGCGCTGCTGATCCGGCGGTGTTAGCCGCGCCAGCAGGATCGCGTGACCGGCCGTGATCCTGCCATCGAGGAACACCGTGCGGATCGGCTCGATGAGATTCAGCAGCTTGATGCGGTCGTAGATGTACTTCACCGATCGGCCCACCCGCTCGGCGATCTTCGCGGCATCGTAGCCCGGCATCTTCAAGAGCTGCCGGTACCCTTCGGCTTCCTCGAGCTGATGCAGATCCTGCCGCTGCAGGTTCTCGATCACCTGGATCTCGAGCGCGTCCTTGTCGCTCAGCTCTCGGACCGTGGCGGGCACGGCCGTTAACCCCGCCGCCTTCGCCGCGCGGAAGCGCCGCTCGCCGGCGACGATCTCGAAGTGCCCGTTGCCCGCGACCGGCCGGACCAGGATCGGCTGCAGCACGCCGTGCTGCTTGACGCTCTTGGTCAGTTCAATCAACGCCGGCCCGTCAAACTGCTTCCGCGGGTTGGTCTTTGACGGCACCAACTTCCCGATGTCCACCGAATATGTGCTCATGCTGCCCTCGCCCATGTTGGCGGCCCGCCCAGGCCGCGCCCTCAGAGAAACAACTGCAACTGCGCCTCGTGCGGCGCCAACTCACACCAGTTCTTCGCCTCGGCCAGCACCTGCGCCCGCGACAGCTGCTGCGGATCCACGTCCCAGGGGAAGAGCCGGGCGTTCTGCTCGCCCGGCGGATCCGGGAGACGATCGTTGCGGTACGTCCAGACGTACTTCGGGATGGTCGTGCGGCCAGCCAGCCAGGCATAGCCGGTGGGGGTGATCGTCCAGGTGTCGTCCGCCGGGCCGGCATGCGCGATCAGGCCGAAGACCTGCAGCCGGGCGAAATCGCTGTACGTGCCGTGCGGCAGGTCCGGGATCTCCGCAATTTTCATGGGTGCCCCGCCGCGGTCGTGGAGGACGCGCGCCAGGCGGTAGAGCGCGCGCAGCTGCGCCAGCCGGACGCTGCGGCGGTAGAGGAGCTTCTTGGCCCCGCAGGCCGGGCACGCCTCGAAGTGCTTCATGGCTGCTGTTCCACCGTCACGCGAATCACGCCCTCGCGCGGATCCGCCAGCTGCGCGAACGCGCGCCGATTCAAATCGATCAACCGTCCGAGTCGACGCGCCGGTCCCCGGTCCAGGACACGCGCCTCAATGCAACGACTCACCCTCTTGTCAGAGAGCAAGTGGCCGGGGCTGTCTACGCGGCAGACCCGGACGGTTGACCCCAGCGGCACATCCCACATCGCCGCGAACAAGACCCGGCGCTGCTCCAGCTCGTACAGGCTTGTCCCGGAAGCCGTTGGGCAACGCGGGTCTGGGTTGTACCGGCAGCACTCCGTGGAGTACCACGACGCCGCACCCTCCTCGGCACTGGCCACCGCCACGCCCAGGAATAAGCCCAGGAAGAACGCGATCCCCAACGCGACGAAGAAGGCCTGGCGGGCCAGCTGGCGATGGCGCAGGCACGGCGACAGGCAGCCGTTGACCATCTGTTCGAAGTCTCGGATGGCGTCCATCACCCCGCCCGACCGATCGGCGCGGTCAGCTCGCGGATCCGTGCCTGATTGACCAGCGCCTCCGGCGTGATCGCCGCTGTCGGCTCCGTCCGCGGCTCCGGATCGTCTTCCCACAGTTTTTGATTGAGCCAGGTCTTCGGATGTGGGATGAACTTGCCGAACTCGCGCTTCCAGTCCGCGCTCTCCTTCTGCCGGGCCAACGCCTTCATGATCCATGCCAGCAGGTGCGCGTCGGGCTTGATGCGCTCCCAGGACTTGCAGGCTTCGGCCTTGCCGACTTTGCGTGGGTAGGCCTTCCAAAACAGATCGAACTCGGATGTACAAGAACTTCCCTTCTCTTCTCTTCTCTTCCCTTCAGTCGAACGCGTTGATACTGGTTCATACGTGTCAGAACAGGTGCGAACTTGCCCACACCACGCCTTGTAGTCAGCCTCAGGTGGCACCGGGAAGTCGCTGTCCTCGCGCATGTTGCCGACGATCTTCTGGTATTCTTCGCGCGCATCGTCGGGCACCTGCAAGTAATGGGTGCTCTGGACGCTCCAGCGGAAGAGCAATCCGGCCTCGTGCAGCTCACTCAGCCAGGTTTCGACCTTGGCGACCGTCACGGTCTTAAGCTTCGGGAAGACCATGCCCTTGATGACGTCGGCGTCGCCTTCCATGCGGCCGAGGTTGTCTTGGCAGGGGATGAGCCAGGTGTAGAGCAGCATGGGCCAGGGCCCGGAGAGGGCGTTGACGCGGCGGCTGTGGGAAATCTTCCAGTAGAGCATCCGTCCGCGGACGTTGCGGCTCCCCATTACCGCCGCGCGCTTTCGCTCATGATGGCGAGACCGTGTAGTAGGGCTTCAAGCGCTTGCGGATGAATGCGGCAAGGTTCGCGCAGTCCCCGCGCTTCTTCAACGGCAGGTCGTGCCAGCGGTTGTGCGTCGGGTAGACGTCGAGCACCAGGTTGATGCGGAACTGGTACGGCGTGAGTTCCTTCACGAGGTAGCCTTTGCTGCGCAGCGCCAAGATCTCGGCGGTCCGGACCGGGAGGCGCAACAGGCGCGCCGCGCTGAGCGCCTCCCGGTACCCATCCCACACCTCGCCCATATCGCCCATGTGCCGACTCGCTAGGACGCGGTTGATTTCTCCGCGGCGGGCTTATACGATTCCCAAATTACCTTTCCTTCGTCATCCTTTCTGAGGAAGAAGGCGCCCTCCTCCTTCGTCTTGCCGAAGGTCGCCTGGGCCTTGCAGGACGCGCAGCAGATTTTCACGTACTCGTACTTGTCCTTCTCGGTGATGTATGCCCGAAGATAGAGGATCTGCTCTCGCAGAGCCCGCATTTGTAGACGTCCGAGAAGCCCAGGTGCTGCGACTCGGTGATCACTTCGTGCAGGTTCTCGCCCATAAAGGTGAAGTCATAGACCTGCTTGCCGATCTGTTTGCGGACCGTCAGGTGCATCATGCTGCGACCCTCCGCTTCGTCGTCGTGCGCGGCGCGGCCGGCTTACGCGAGCTGGTCATGTCTTCGGCGGCCGCGAGAGCCTCCCTCTCGGCCTCAGGCACGTCCCCGTTGCCGGCTCCATTCGTCTCGCTCGGGCTCGTCTGGGCCGCAGCTGCAGGCTCAGGAGGTGCAAGCTTGAGCAGCAGCGGGTAGTCCTTCTGCAGCGGCTCGACGCCCTGGGTTTCCTTCTTCCAGATTTCCTTCGCGGCCAGGAAGAGCGGGAACTGGTGCTCGACCTCGGTCAGGATGAAGCCCCGCTTGTTACGCTTGTACCCGAGGCGCAAGACGGCCAAGCGGATCGTCCGCGACGCCATGGCCGGCCGCTCAGCCACGAAGGCCTCTTTGTAGCCCGACAGTTGGATCTCCATGTTCGGCCAGACGTACTGGCCGGTCTTGAAGTCCAAGATCCAGAGCTCCCAGGCTTGGGTCTCCGTGTTGAAAATCTCGCACAGCAGGTCGATTGTGCCGGCGTAGCCGTGCACATCGTTCCAGACGACGAACTCGCGGTTGATGACGCGCGGGTAGAACCCGGTCCCCTTCTTGACCGATTCGTACCAGGCCACGAAGGACATGAGGCAGTTGTACTCGTCGAGGCTGAGCTCCTCCGGACCGCGCGTGGTGTTGTTGATGTAGGAGGCCCCCATCGCGATCGGCTTGCCGTCCAGGAGCTCGAGGATGGCCTGGTGGACCTTCGAGCCGCGGTCCCCGGCCTCGTTCTTGATGGCCTCGGCCTCGTCCCAGCCCTTTTCGGCGAGCCACTTGTAGAACGGGACGCCCTTCGGATAGAACCCGGTGATCCAGGTCACCGACGGCACGTACTCGAAGCTCTCGGGGAGCCCGGTGGCCTCAACAACCTTCGGGCGCGCGTACCAGCGCTCGTCGATCGTGGTGACCTGCAACCACTGGCCGTCCTTCACCGTGCGGATCTCTTTCTTCATCGCAGTTCCCCCTTGCCTTTCCCGATCGCCGTGCTACACTGCCCCTGGGTCGATCCACCGGCCCAGGTTCTGCCGCCCTGACGCAGCAACGTCAGGGCGTTTTCTTTCAGGGAAACGAGGCTGGCGGCTCGCGCTTCGCCGCCGCGCACCCTGCACAACTGCACGCACAGTCCAGGCTCCCCAGGCAGTCGTCCTTCCCGCAGTGCTGCGGGATCACGTCGTTCATTTCGTGTAGTACTCCTTGCACGCTCGGAAGACCTCCGGCCAGGTGAGCTCGAAGGACTCACCGGTGTCGTTGCCTTCGTGGTCGGTCGTGTCGAAACAGACGGACTCAGTGTTCCCAGTGATGCGCGTGTTGATGCGCGGGTCCTCGTGGGGCACGTTGAGGTCGATGAGCCAGGGACCTTTTGGTCCAATCGGTGCGGTCATCCCCGCAACTCCATCACCGCTGCAGCCATCGATGCATCCGTCCGACGGGAAACAGCACCCGCTTCCCGGCCTTGATGGAGGGCAGCTCGCCGGTCTGCGCGTAGAGATAGACGGTGGAGAGCGGCAGCTGGAACTTCTGCGCCACCTGCTTGGCCGTGTACGTCAAGACCGGCTCCTCGGTCGCTGGTTGTGAAATGTCACGATTCGGCAGATTCGTCGTCATCTGTGAACTCTTCGAGGTAGGCACCCGTGGTAAAGTTATCGGCGTGGAGTCCCTTGGCGATGAGGTACAGGCAGGTCTCATTGAAGGAGCGGAGGTGTTTTTTCGCATGGGACTTGACGAACTTTTTCAGTTTCCACGGCAATCTGATGTAGGTTTGTTCGGTACGCTTGTCCATCACCGCAGACGAGGATGCTGCCGGCTCCAGGCCTGCCAGCGGCAGCGTGGGCTGCAAAACTGCGCCCGTGTGGTTTTTGCAAGAAAGGATTGCTGACAGTGCGCGCAGATGGCCCGGCGTTGCGTTGTAGCTGGCCTAGATTGCGTTGCAACGCTTAATTCGGGGCGGTATACTGCGGGTCGGTTAGCGGCCATCGTAGAAGTCCCCCACACTGACGTTTAGGGCCTTTGCCAAAATGGGCAGGTCTTCTGCGTCAGGGGGGTTTTCGCCACGCTCCCAATTGCCGAGCGTATCTGAGCCTTTGGTGAAGCCCATGCCTCTGAGGCGCGTAAAGAGGTCGTCGCGGGTGAGGTCCTGTTGTTCCCGTAGCTCTCGGATCAGCGTGTAGTTGAACGTGGCCGGCTTCGAGCTCATACCGGTAAAATACTACTGTAGTATTATTTTGTCAAGGACTTTTTTACATGACAAGAAAACAACGCATCCAGCGCTACATTATCGGCGAGCGACTCCGGCAACTAAGGGGTGCTCGTCGTCGGGAAGAGCTGGCCACGAAGTTGACGGTGTCGGTGGACACGATTGCCCGGTGGGAGCTGGGCGACCCTGTCAAAGAACCGGACTGTCACCGGCTCGCCAAAGCCCTGGGGGTGTCCCTTGAGGAATTGATCGGTGCCGATCGTGTCAGCGAGCCTAGCGGTTCCTATCTGCCTCCCGGCGCCGAACCCCTCCCAACTCGCTACGTCAAGGTTCCCCTGCTCGGCACCTGCCCCGCCTCGGCCAAGCAGATCATCAACGACGAGGTGGTGGACTGGGAGTATCTACCCCGCGAGCTCGTGCGCGGCCAGCGGGTCTACTTACTGAAGATCAAGGGGGACTCAATGAACCGGGCGGGGATCGATGACGGTGATCGCGTGGTCGTGTACGCGGACCAGCAGCCGGAGAACGGCGAGATCACCGTGGCGCTGGTGGATGGGGAATGCACAATCAAACGGTGGTTTCGGTCAGACTATCACATCACGCTGACGCCGGACTCGACCAATCCGAAGCACCAGCCACAGACGTTCACGAAGGCCAATGAGGTCCTGGTGCGCGGGGTGGTCCGGGCCGTGTGGATGAAGCGGCTCAAATGAAGAGGACCTTGACGCAGGCAGGTATTTGGTTCGCGCTCCTGTGTTGTGTCGGAGTCGTCGGGTGCGGGCTGGTCAGTTATACCTATAAAATCAGCTACCTCCCGAACTCGACGCCACCGCAACAACCGATCTGGAACGTCGAGTATAATGTGGCCTTCAGCCCTGGCGGGATCGGCGTCTACATCAAAAACAATGGGACCGAGCCGGTCAACATCTACTGGGATGAGTGCGCCTATATAGATCCGAATAGCGTGTCGCACCGCGTCCTCACTGGTCAGTCGCGTCTGATCACGAGCAGCCTCGCGCAGCCACCCACGCCGATTGCGCCCGGATCGTCGATACAAGAAGGCCTGATCCCTGCGGATTATATCAGCGGCAGCATCGTCCGGCCTTTGTTCCCCGCCAACCCAGGAGGAGAATGGTGGTCCGGCTATAAATCGTCTGCAAAAACCCTGATCAATAAAGAAATCGGATTGCTCATCGTAGCGGAGCGAAATGGGGAGAAGCGCAAGTGGACTTACAGGGCCCGAATCGACGACGTCACACCGTAATTCGCGATCAGCGAATCCAGATCGATGGCCTCGATGAACCCGACCGACTAGAGGAGCTTATCACCTTCATCAAGAAGGAGGCAGCCACCAAACGCCTCCTTACCCGTATCGTTGTCCCGCGCCAGGGTCCTGGCGTGGCGATCGAGCTCCGGATGCCGATCCCTGAGATCGTCGAGCTGACTTGGCGCGATTATCGCATTCGCGCTACAGGTTTCGAGGGGGAGCTTTATATCGTTTGCCGAAAGTACACCTGATGGACTGGACGTGGTTTGCCATCGTTGTGACGCTTGGTCTGGCCGCCCTGGTGATGTTTTGGCGGCCGCTCGTCGCGATGCTTGGGCGCGTCCGTGCGATCGGTGGCGGCCGTGTGCTCATCGATCCCGCCAATCAAGTGGCTCCGCCGCCTCCGGATCCGCAGGCCGAAGCCGAAGCTATCATGCGGTTGCTCGATGACCCGGTGCTAGTCGAGACCGAAACGGCGCTGCGCCAGGAGCTCCGACAGCGGAACCTGCTGGGGCCAGAGTCGATCCAGGTGCTCATCCGGCTCGTGGCGCGCCAACAGGTGAACCTGCAGTTCAATGACATCTACCATCGGATTTTCGGGAGCCAACTGCGTGCGTTGCATCACCTCAACACGAACCCAGGACCACAGGAACGACTAGCTATCGAGTTTTTCCACACGCAGGCGGCAATGGCATCGCCGCAGTTTTATCGGCACTTCAGCTTCGAGACCTGGCTCTCATTTCTCCGTACGCAGGGTCTGATCGTATCGCATCCGAATGAACGCATCGAGTTGAGTGTGCGCGGCCGCTCCTTCCTCACATACCTCGTCCAGAACGGGGCGAGCCTCGATCGCGTGTTCTGAATCATAAATGTCCCACCTGTATCGCCGCGGTGACTTGTACTGGTACGCCACCTACGTCGCCGGCCGCAAGGTGCGCCGGCCATTGGGCACCCGGAACAAGCGGCTGGCGCAGGCGCGCAAGGCCGAGCTCGATCTGCAGTACGCGCGGGCCCATCCGCTCGCGCCGCACCGCGGCTACGACATCACCTTCGAGGACGCGACCGTCCGCTACCTTGCGGCCACCGCGCGCCAGCACACCCCGATGTGGCACTACGTCCTTGAGCGCCGCCTGCGCCATCTCACCGCCATCCTGGGGTCTGTCAAACTGGCCGACCTCGGCCCGGAGCAGCTCGGGACCGCGCTGAATCGCCTCACGACGCAGCGCAAGCTGCACGCCGGCACGCAGGCCGCGTACTTTGCCATGCTCCGCAGCCTCAGCCGCTGGGCCGTCACGAACGGGTTGCTGATCACCGACATCACCCAGGGCGTGGCCAAGCCCCGGCCGAAGGACACGGAGCGGATCTGGTTGAGCAAGGCGCAGCGGGACGCGCTGTTGACCCTGGCGAAGCCTAGCCCGCAATATCCCCTGGTGCTCGCGGCGCTCTATACGGGGGCCCGCTGGCGGGAGCTGGTGACGCTGGAGTGGACGAGCATCGACTTCGAACGCCGGACGGTCACGATTCAGCCCCAGCACGCCAAATCCGGCCGGGCCCGGGTCATTCCCCTGCACCCCGCGCTCGAGGCCGTCCTGCGGCCGCTGAAGCGCCCGAGCGGCGCGATCTTCGGCCTGCCGACCCGCATCGCCTACGCGGAGGGCTTGCGGGAGGTGCGGCGCTGGTTCCGGACGATCAAGCTCAAGGGCGACCGGCTGGGCTACCACGTCTTCCGGCACACCTTCGTGAGCCTGCTGCTGCAGGAAGGCGCCTCACTCTGGGACGTCGCCGGCTGGGCCGGCCACTCGGACGCCCGGGTCACGCAGAAGCGCTACGCCCACCGGCTGCCCGCCTACAATCCGGCCATCGAGCGCTTGTAGGCCGTGTCGGGCACAGCGCTCGGGCACACCGTCGGCACATTACAGTCGGGGAAGAACGCTGGCGGACTAGGATTCGAACCTAGACAAGCAGATCCAGAATCTGCTGTGCTACCGTTACACCATCCGCCAGTGAAAGGGGGATGCTAGAAGAACGGGTCGTCGTCGCGCGGGTCAAACTCGACAGCTTCGTCGCGCTCTGAAACCGGCTCGGGGATCTCCCGCGGCATCACCGGCGGCTCGAGGGCCTCGGCGATCTTCTTCAGCTCGGCTTCGCAGGCCGGAAACTTCACGACGCGGCTCTGGCCGTCCACATTGAACTGGTACTCGGCGCCATAGTCCACGACGACGGACGCGGGGCAGTCTTTCTTCATGATGCCCGAGCGCCTGATCGCGCCCAGCACCCGCTCCACGGCCATCGGACCCACCTGCTCCTTGGAGTTGAACTGGCCCGTCTTGACCAGCCGGCCCGTGGCGAAGAGCTCAGTCGTCTGCCGGCAGACCGCGTTCGTCGGGCACGGGCCCCAGACTTCCTCTTTCTTGAGGATCAGGGCCTCTGCGGCGGCTGCCGGCGATGCGCCCAGTAGCACCAGCATGACCGCGACGATGCCCTGGCGTCCGATGCGCATGGGATTATATCACACCCTC